AATGCCTTACAATAGTGTAATGGACCGCGATGAAGTCGGCGCGTTAATCCCTGAAGATGTATCTGCTGAAATTATCAAGAGCGCAACAGAGGAATCTGTCGTAATGCGCCTTGGTAAGAAACTGCCCAATATGTCGCGGGCGCAGCGCAGGGTACCCGTTCTCTCGCTATATCCTATCGGTTACTTTGTGACAGGCGATACTGGCCTGAAGAAAACCACAGAAATCAGCTGGGCAAATAAATACATCAATGCTGAAGAGATTGCTGTATTTGTTCCCATTTCAGAAGCAGTTTTATCCGATACCTCTTATGATATCTGGGGTGAAGCAAAGCCTCTGATCGCAGAAGAGTTTGGTCGTGTTTTTGACGCTGCAGTTCTCTTTGGAGACAATGCCCCCGCTGACTGGCCAACTGATGTTTTAGCGGCTTGTACTGCTGCAGGAAATGATGTGACTATAGGAGTCGGCGCAGATGTTTATGAGGATATCTGTGGCGAGGATGGAGTGATTTCCCAGGTAGAGCTTGATGGATATGCTCACAGCGGCACAGCTGCTGCGTTAGGCATGAGGTCCCGATTGCGTGGACTTCGTGACGCTGATGGACAATTAATCTTTTCCCGTTCAATGCAAGACGGGACCCCTTATATGCTTGATGGTGAACCGATGATCTTCCCACGGAATGGCTGCTGGGATGCTGCACAGGCTCACATGATTTTGGGTGATTGGTCGAAACTGGTGTATTCTATCCGGCAAGATCTCACTTTCAAGATCTTTGATCAGGCAGTAATCCAGGATGCAACCGGAGCTATCGTTTACAACTTAGCTCAGCAAGATATGGTTGCCCTTCGCGCAGTAATGCGCCTTGGCTGGAATGTTCCTAATCCTATCAACCGAATAAACGAAGTCGAGGCAACTCGGTATCCGTTCTCGGCACTAATTCCTTAAGGAGGAATATCATGGGTTTATACCCAAAAAAATCCGAATATAGGGATTATCTATTTCCCACAGATCATTATGAAAACCGGATCTATCACGTTTCCGATTCTCATGGAAATGACAACTATTCGGGGCTTTCCTGGAAGAAAGCAAAGAAAACAATTACCGCTGCAGTAAACCTTGCCCGGTATGTAACCGGTGGAACCACAATCAGCTACACAGAAAAGAGTATTAAATCTTTGGTGCTGGTGGCCCCTGGTCATTATAACGAGCGGGTTGCTTGGTCCGGATATGGTCTGGATTTAGTAGGCTGTTCACATGGGCGCCCTGGAAAAGATTATGGGGTTTCCATTAACTATGATCAGGCTTTGACATTGGTAGATAATACCTATGTTGTGGCTTTTGGTGGATCTGGAAATTCCCTTCGGAATGTCTTTGTTTCTTGTGATGAAGCAATGCCTGGAATAACAATTCTCAATGGGGATAATAACTTGATTGAAAATTGCGTGGTCGAAGGTGATGGAACCAACATGACTTATGGAATTGACGCCGGAAGCATGAAAGGTTCTGTTATCAAGGACTGCATTATTGTTGGTTCTGTTACTGCTGGAATTCGTGTCAAAGGTGGCGCGGATATCTATGCGATCCAAGGCGGAATCTATAATAACCAGATTAAGTGTAATGCTGGTCATGGCATGGTGGTTGATAATAACATCGTTGCCAACGGCAGTTTTGTCATCCGGGATAACTTTATTGATGTTTTGGGCGGTGGTGGTGGATCCTTCGGGATTGATTGTAATTACACCGGCCAGATGTTTAAATTCAATAACACTGTCCGGGCGCACACCACAGCCATTGATGATGAAGGCGAAGGATCAGTCCAGAATCATTGTTCCGTTGGTGCTGCTGGTGCGGCTGCATATTCATTGATCGATGAAGATGATATGTAAACCTGGTTCAAATAAATAAAAACAATAACCCAGGCTTCGGCCTGGGTTGAGGAGTAAAATTATGACTGTTGCAATTGATTTTGAAAATGCTCAATCAGATTTTCTTAAAATTAACTTAGTTGGAAACGCTACCGCTGCAGGTTTGGTTGGTGAAGTGTTGAATCCAGAAGGTCAGGATCTTCACATCATCGAAGGTTATCTATACATCGAAACGGCTGCAGGTTTGGCTTCAACTTTCAACGTTGGTATTGGCGCTTCTGGCGCGGATACTTCTGATCTTTTGTCTGCAATCCTGATGAATCAAGCTGCAGGAAAAGTTTTCCGGGTTATCGGAACTGATCTTGCCTCTGAGGGAGATATGACAACCCCCAAAGGCGTGAACTGGGATTCGGATGAATATCTAACCGTAACCAGCGCAGCCCAGGTTTCAACAAGTTTGAAGGCTTGCTTGCTGCTGAAATACCTTCGTTTAGGTGATTTAGCTCAATAAGTCAAAACTGACAAAGGAGCAAATCGATGGCTGCAACTGCTGCTATGGCTGTTCGTCTCCGCAGGATGGTTGATGAAGCCACAGAAGATACCTGGGACGATGATGCAATTGACGAGTATATTGAAACATATCCCCTGATTGACGTTCTAGGAACAGATCCACAGGACATAGACTTTTCCACAACCCCGCCCACGATTTCAGAAGCGGATGAGTGGATCCCAACCTATGATCTTCACGCTGCAGCTGCAAATATATGGGAAGAAAAGGCTGCCACTATTGCTGATGAGTTCGATTTCAAGGCTGATGGTGGTGGCTTTTCCCGTAGTCAAAAGTATGATCAGTTCATGGCAAAATCTCGATTCCATTCAAGTAAGAGATCATCCAGAACAATCAAGATGTGGGTCGAGCCAAGAATATCCTTAGAGGAGGAAAACAATGCTTAAACTTATTCATCCTAAAACTGGAGTAGTTCGCGAAGTTCCTAAAACATACCAGAACAAAATCAACATTTTAAAACGTGCTGGCTTTGTCAATTTTGATTCTTATCGGGCGCCCAAAAGAAAAGAGGTAGTTCCCGATGCAACCGTTTCCGATGTTGTGCAGGATCATAAGCTAGAAGCTCCTGATTCAGAAGAAGCCCCGGAAGCCGAAGCCGCGATCCATGTGAGCGCACCCGCCCGGGCAATGATCAAGAAAAACGATCTGGACCCGGCCCTGATTAAGGGATCTGGAAAAGATGGATCAATCACCAAACCTGATGTAAAGGCTTATCTGGAAGCTCTCAAGGAAACCAAAGCTGAAAAAGTTGAGTCCGCGGTGATTGATGCTGTAAATATTGTCACCCATGATGAAGTTGATGATGAAGCCGAAACTGTAATCGCGGAAGAAGTGGCTGAGGTCGTTGAGGAAGAGACTGAAAAGGAGTCCGAAGAGGAGCCTATTGAGGAAGAAGCTGATCCCGAAGTTCCTGCTGATCCCGAGGCTGTAAAAGAGCAGTATGAGACTGAGCCTGAATAATGTTTTCAACTGCTGATCTTGCCAACATGAAATCCTGCCAATCTAATCATTGCATGGATGAGTGCAAAATCCAAGCCAGGGTTCAAACAAAGAATGATATGAATGAACAGGTCGAATCCTGGCCAGTAGATGGCGCTGCAATCGTTTGTGGGTTCGACCCGCGACCAGGCTCAGAGAGGCACGGAAACGATAAGACCATTGTGAACTACGATGCCACCCTAAGAATGCCGTACGCATCCGTTCCCACGCCCACAGCGCGCATTAAGATCACAAAGAGGCACGATGTTGCAGAGGGAGTGCCAATAGTCTACGATATCGTCAGTCCTATTCAAAAGGGTCCTTCGGGGATCCGAATAATGCTAAAGAAGATTGAGACATAATGGCAGCTGGAAAAGTGATTGTTTTAGAAGATAACTTTAATGCGGTACGTAACGCAGTTTCCGGAGAAATGCTTCTGGATGCAGCGATGGCCGGTGGGAATGTGATTGAAGGTCACGCGAAAATAAACGCCAGCAAAGGCGGAACAGAGCATTTGAATATTAGGACCGGCGCCTTGGTCAATTCAATTAACACCAGTAAAGGGAAGAAAACAAAAACTTATGCGGAGGCGGATATCGGAACCAATATCATTTATGCCAGGATCCACGAACTCGGAGGAATTATCAAAGGGGCTTTCGGAATGGTGGGAATGCTTGTTCACATGCCAGCCCGGCCTTACTTACGCCCGGCAATTGACGAGAACGAGAAGGATATCCGGGGTGCTGTTGAAGCTGAGATCTGGCGGAACTTAAATAAGGCAACTAGATAATGGCCGTTATATTAGAAGAAGGAATCGCAAGTTATTTAGAATTACACGCTGATCTGGTCGCTCTAATTACTGGTAGGGTGTATGCGATGCGTATCCCACAGGGAGCAACAATTCCCTGCTTGACTTTTCAAAGGATTTCAACCCCCCGGATATCGACTCATGATACGTCTGGGGCCACCGGGGATTTATCAAACCCGAGATTTCAATTTGATGCCTGGGCAGAAAGCCAGGCAGAAGCAAAAGCAATTTCAGACGCATTGAGAGGAATATTAAACGGAAAAACAGGCGCGATCGGAACAGCTCCCAGAGCATATACAATCAGGGCAGCCTTGGCAGACAACGAAGCGCCAGAATATGATCCAGAATCAAAACTATACAGAAGCCGGAGCGATTACATGATCTGGCACGAGGAGTAAAATATGGCAGAATATGCAGCATACGGCACAGAATTAAAGATCGGAACTCAACAAACGCATTATGCAATAATTGTTTGTGACACTGCAGACGGTATCACCGGGTCGGGAAACGGGGATTTTGTAGTTACCGCACCCGGGTTGGCAGGGACACCGCTCACAACGGCAATTGCCTTGCTAGATGGTGATTTGCCAAGGGACGTTGCCAGGAAAGCCGCGATTGCATTAAATGCTGTTCCGGCTATTGCTGCGTGGATGGTATTTTATGCCGTCGGAATCAATTTGTATTGTAGGCTGATTGAAGCCGCTGCAGATGAAGCAACTGTAGAAATTACCTTTGCTGATAATACCTGTGCCGGCCTAACAGGGCCCGTAGCAGGAACAGCGGGAGCGGTCGGTGTTGCTGAAGTAGAAGTTGCTCAAGTAACAAATATCTCTGGGCCAGGCTTGGGAGTAGATACGGAAGATGTAACCACCCACGATCAAGCAACGGCCTTTGAGGAAGTAGTTGGAACAATTATCCGAAGTGGGGAAATTTCTCTGGATATTGTTTACGATCCTGCAGATGCAACACACGATGCTGGAACAGGTCTGATTTACCGAATGGAAGATAAGATATATTCTTTCTTCAAACTAATTTTCCCGGACACGACTGAATGGGAATTCTCGGGTTATGTAACAGGGTTTGAACCATCGGATCCTGTCGGGGGAGCTACAACCGCAGCCGTAAAAGCAAAAATCACTGGACAACCATTACTAGCATAAAGGAGTAAATTATGGCAGATAAATACGCAGCATTTGGAACTTATCTTGAAAGAGTTGGAACGACCTATGGACAAGTAACGAATATTTCCGGTCCGGGTTTATCCCTGGACACGGAAGATGTAACCAGTCACGACTCTACCGGAGCTTGGGAAGAAGTTGTAGGTACAATTCTTCGGTCTGGCGAGGTTACATTGGATATTGTTTATGATCCAGGAGATGCTACTTATGCGAATGCTGGGGCTGGATTGCTTGCGGATTTGGTTGCCAGAACATTAGTTGCTGATTTCCATCTTGTATTTCCAGACGCAACTGAATGGGATTTCGATGCCTTTGTAGTTGGCTTTGAACCGACGGCACCAGTGGGCGGGGCTTTGACCGCGACTGCGAAATTCAAGTTATCTGGTCAGCCGACCTTACGATAATAGAATTTTAGTAAAGGAGAAAAAGCTATGTTGAAAAAAGAGAATGTTTCACCTGTCTTAAATCGTGAAGATATCCTGAAGGCTGATGATATTCAGATCGAGCGCTTACCTGTTCCCGAGTGGGGCGGATCCGTCTTTGTCAAAGGAATGACAGGGGCAGAGCGCGATCGATTTGAAGCTGGGGTCATTACGATTAGCGGAGAAGATTCAAAAGTGAACATGGCTGATATCCGGGCCAAGTTGTGCGCGGTGTCGGTGTGCAGCGAAGAAGGGAAGAAGCTCTTTTCAGCTGCAGATATTAAAGAGCTTTCAAAAAAGAGTGCCTCAGCTTTGCAGAAAGTATTTGAAGTCGCTCAAAGATTATCAGGTATCACAGACGATGATGTAGACGAACTGGCGGAGGGATTGGAAGAGCGCCCTTTCGAAGGTTCTGTTTCAGATTAGCCGGTCATTTAGGAATGACTGTAGCCGAGTTGCTTGGACGCATATCTAGCAGGGAACTGTCAGAATGGATGGCGTTCTCGCAACTCGAACCATTTGGAGCAGAAGCAGGGTTTGTTGGTCATGCAATTACTTCCTCAACGGTTGCAAATGTGAATCGGGAGAAAGGTCAAAAAGCCTATGAAGTATCAGACTTCATGCCAACGATGGGAAAGAAGGAACCACAGACGGCAGCAGAAATGATCCAGTTTGCAGAAATGTTTACGATCGCATTGGGCGGAACAGACAAAAGGGATAAGGAATAATTATGGCAACGCTTGCTAGCCTATTGGTCAAGTTAGGAGTTGATTCCAAAGGTTTTGACAAGGGGATGGATTCTGCAGAGAGGAAAACCAACAACCTGTCAAAGGGAATGGCGGGAATGGCCACGGTTGGTAAAGGGATCCTGTTGGGTGCAGCTGCAGGGGTTGGTGCCATAGCTGTTGGTCTAGCCACTTCAATTGGTCCGGCGTCAGACTTAGAAGAAGCTATCAATGCCGTGAATGTTGTATTTGGGGATGGCGCCCAAGAGATGATCGATTTTGGTACAGGGGCAGCTTTTGCCGTTGGTCTTTCTGCGCGGGAGTTCAACCAGATGGGCGCAGAAATGGGCGCCATGCTTGGGAACGTTGGAATTGCGGAAGATAAGTTAGCTGGTGAAACAATCAGCCTAATGGAAAGAGCCTCTGACATGGCCTCCATTTTCAATACAGATGTGGACCAGGCATTTGCAGCTATTCAGTCTGCGATCAAAGGTGAATTCAACCCCCTCGAACAATTCGGTGTGAAAATGAATCAGGCAATGATTAACGCCAAGGCTCTTTCAATGGGCCTTGTAGAAACTAGCGTTGATGCTGTGAAGCTCGGCGCAGCGAGTATAAAATTAGAAAAAGCTATTGCAAAATCAGCCAAGATGACCAAAGAATTTGGAGCGGATAGTTTACAAGCTCGGGAAGCAATTACAAGGGAAGCAACAGCACAGGCAGCTCTCGAAAAGATCATGGAAGGAGCAACTG